AACATCGAACCAATCCAAAACTTGATAAAGCCGCTCGGTGCGGTGACGAGGTTCAGCAAGGCCGCCGAGTCGATTCTCATCGAATATGTGTGCCCTGTCGAACTCGACAACAATGACCTGTGAGTCTAAAGTTACAATCCTTATTCCGCTATCAGTCAATTTTGCAGTCGATGGATTGACGGCGAGAACTCTGCCGTTGACGGAGAGAGAAAATAGCTTTTGTTTATATTCTGTCAAAAGCTCTCTCTCAAACCTTGGCGGGTCAGTCCGATTGACGACGACTATTGGCATATTGTGCGCATAGCTATACGAAATAGCCTGATAGTTTCCTCCGATAACTATTTTGTCAAACCTTAAGGTCAAGCTAATCTCTCAAATAGCCAACAATATGATTCTCCAGAACAATTTTATAAGTTTGCCCGCCTGTCTCGATCTCCTCGATCATTGACGACTGAACGATTAATTTCTCTGGCGGATCTTGCAATTCTGAAATCTGGCAGTCCGATGCCGCGTCAAGATATTCCACCACTTCATAGGCAGATTTTGGAATATAATCTTCCGGCAGCAGAATGCCACTCTCCGTTGTTGGGGTGTCGTCGCCCAAAGTTTTAATCAGGACGTGCCTGTTGTATGGATAAAACAATTTATTCTCCTAAGTTTTAATTACCAATTTCATACCACTGACTTACGCCATCTGACATCATCTGCTTTGTTGCGCCGCCTGCGGAGTTCGGAATCGTAAGAGATGTCGCATTTCCGTTAATGGTGTCTCCGCCAGAACGTTGAAGCGTGATCGCGTTTGTTCCCGAATATCCTCCGGCGTCTTTAATGATCAAGATGCGACCGGGATAAGAAGCGGCAGATGGCAAGTTTATTGTCAGAGCGGAATCGATGCCGCCCTGTGCTGTCGGCCTCGTGTTGCAGAAAATTGCATACTCAGAAGAGCCAACATTATAAGTGGAAGCGTTATTGGAACCATTATTGATATTTGTCACATTGGCAGAGACGCTGCCTGCAACAGACAGAGTGGTGCTTGGAGAAGTTGTTCCAATGCCAACATTTCCATCTTGCTCTATTGACATTCTTGTGGTGCTGTTGGTCTTAAAGGTGAGATTATCGTTTGTGTAGTCGTTGAAAACAATCCACTTTCGTGTTCCGGCCTCATAAAGCTCGACACCGGGATGACTATCGGTGTCGCCGTCGATTTTAAGCCTAACGTCCTCTCCAAAGAGTTTGATGTTGCCATCCACATGTAATGATTCTTCGGGAGTGCCTACGCCGTTGATCCCAACCTTGTTTGTAGAAGCATCAAACCTCATTCCGGGGTTTCCTCCCCTAGAGCCATTGCCCTTAACAACAAAGTCAACGTTATTGCTTCCGTCGTTAATAGTTACTTCGTGGGGCTGCGACGGTTTGATCTCAGTAGTGATCATAGCTCTGTTGCCAGCCTTGAGGACTATTTTATCAGTGGCGAATTGTATTAAGGTGTCGGCATCTCCATTGTGATAGATATTCTCATCAACTCCAATGTCGCCTGCCACGTCAAGCGTGTAGTCGGGCGAGGCTGTGCCGACGCCGACCTGCGAACCAGATACGACCAAGACGTTGTTGCCTCCAGTCTGCATGCTGATGTAGTCTTGCTCAAAATCAATTTTGGTGTCTGCATCGTCCTCAAACTCAATATCACCAAACTCTCTTTCACCCTTTGATTGCTTATAAGCCATAATATTTCTCCTTGCGTGTAATTAGCTGCATTTTGAATTTCCACAGACCTGACAAGAGACACAGCCATCAACATAAATCAAGCCTTCAGCCCCACAGGCTCCACAAACTTTATCTGAGTTGACCTTCTCTCCGTCTGCAATATATTTCTTCAGAACCCTCGCAATGACCTTGGAGAAGCTCATGAAATCGCTGTCTTTATCACCCTTTCCAAGCTGCTCAACAAGATAGCATGGCTTGGCACCATGGCGCAATGACAGAGAGAGCATGCGGGTGTGAACGGAATAATTTGGGTTATCGAAGACTTGGCCGATGTCTTTAACGATGCCATCCTCACCGAAGTGAAGGTCATATCGTGACGCCTTGGTCTTATAAGAATATTTCTTAATCTGTCCCTTGTCATATTTCTTTGGAATCTCAACATAAGTCGAGAGACCGCCAAGCACCTCATATGGGCGACCATCCAGCAGGCCAACGAAGACCGTGAACTTCTCTCCCTTAACCGAAGTGTGGTGAATGTCACACTCCAACTCTTCAGGCCGCTTGGGTGCTGCCGAGTCAACAAAAGAAGAATCTTGTGTTTCTTCGGTGACGAGAACACCGGAACGAGATCCATCGACATAAACAGTGACGCCTTTAAGTCCAAGCTTCCAGCCGCGCATATAAAGCTCTGCGACTGTTTCCGGCTCCGTTTCTTTTGGCAAGTTAATTGTGGAACTGATCGAATGATCAATGTGCTTCTGAATGATTGCCTGAATTTCAATTCTTCGAAGATAATCAATCTGATCGCTCTCGACAAAGAAGTCAGGGATCTCGTCGCTCTTCTTCTTCTTTTGCCATTGCCTCACGTTGTGGTGAAAGACTTTATATTCAGACCAGCGGTCGCCGAGTTCATCAACGAAATCGACCTGCGCTGTGTCGTTGTTGTGTGAGATCTTTCGGCGACGAACATAAAAGTTTCGGAACACCGGCTCAAGACCAGAAGATGTCTGTGATAAGATCGAGACCGATCCAGTTGGCGCATTTGTCAGAATCGAAATGTTTCGGCGACCAGTGTGGGCCATCAGAAGCTGGACCTCTTCTGGCAGAGACTTGATGAACTTGTTGTCCTTCTCCTTCTCCCAGACGAAGACCGGAAAGGATCCGCGCTCTTCTGCCATGTATGCAGACTCAGTGTAAGCAGACACCTTCAGAGTTCCATAGATCTTGTCAATGACCTCGGACGCTTCAGGAGAGTCATATCTCATGTTCAAGCACGCGATGGCATCGGCCAGTCCGTGGGTTCCCAGCCCTGTGCGTCGGCCAAGGCGACATGCATCGAGAAGCTTAGACCACAACTGCTTTTCATCTGGTGTGTCTGCAACCTCCATGATGTTCTGCAGTTTCTCAATTTCAAGCTCGACAAGATCATCAGACAATCGCATGGCTTTTCCTGCGACTTCAGCAAAATGATCGAAATCAAACTTTGCTCGGGTTGTGAACGGACTCTTGACAAAGCTCTTGAGGTTGATCGAAATAAGTCGGCAACTGTCATAAGCCGAAAGAGGAATCTCGCCACAAGGATTGGTGGTGAGCGTCTGAAATCCTTCTGACTTATATTCTTGAGCAGGCAGAGTGCTGGTGATGTTGTCCCACATCAGCAGACCGGGCTCTGCGGTCTTTGTTGCAGATTCAACGATTGCCGCCCAAAGCTCAACAGCTTCAATCTCTTTCGTGAACTGTGGCTCGTCAGACTCAATGGGAAATTGGAGGGTGAACTTCTCATTGTTCTCGACTGCCTGCATAAAACTGTCACTGATCTTCACTGAGACGTTCGCACCTGTGACTTTGGTCAAGTCGTGCTTCATCGTGACGAACTGCTCAATATCGGGGTGACGGACATCCATTGAAATCATCAGAGCGCCTCTGCGGCCATTCTGGCCAATCATTCTGCACACATATGAATAAAAATCTGCGAATGACCATGCTCCGGTCGTTGTTCCTGCGGAATTGTTAACTGGGGTGCCGTCTGGTCGGAGGGTTGAAAGATCGATCCCAACTCCACATCGGCGCTTGAAAAGGTTGGCGAGATTCTTTCCAGAATCAATGATCGATGACACGTTGTCCTGCGGGCTGTCAACAACCACGCAATTTGAAAGAGAAACATTGACCTGATTGTTGCCAATCCCGGCCATCGGAGATCCCTGTGGAACGACGAAATCGAAATTCTTGATTAAGTTATAAATTTCGTCCTTCGACAGCTTCCTGTCTCCTCCAAAGCCTTCCTCGATTCTGGAAAACTCTGATGCAATTCTTTCATGCATGTCATCTGGCGTCTTTTCAAGAAAGTTGCCCTCTTTGTCTCTAAGGGCATATTTTGTCACAAAGACATTTGCTGCCAACTCGTCGCCACCAAAGTATTTCTTGGTGGCTTCATAAACTTCACTGCGCGAATACATTATTGTTTAACCCTCCTGTCTCGCTTAAATTGTTTGTATTTCTCTTTCAATGATTCGGCCTGTTCCTTGGCGGTCTTTGCCGTGATCTCTTCAACTGTTTCTCCGGTGCTCTGCAAGACCTTAATCTTAACTCGACCGGGATCCATAAAGATCGGATAAACCAATCCATCTGGACCGTTTCTGTTTTTGGCCACGAACACGCGACCAGTGTTATTGTTCTTGTCCTGAACCGTTCTCGACACAGAGAAGATGAAGTCTGCAACAAAGCACTTGTTGAACGCTTCGCTGATTGACTCCATCGTGATAACCTCCGCATTAAGACCAGATCGGTTTGTCTGGGAGGCTGTCCAGAGAGGACATTCATAAATTTGAGAAACTGCCCTCAACTCTTCATAAATTGACTCAAGATTGTTTCTGTGCTCTTTGTGTGTCGTGACTGGCCTCAACAGATCTCCATAATCAACAATAATCATGTCGGGCTCAATGCCCCTTTGCCGCAGCTTCTCCAAATGATTTTTAATGGTTTGCGTGCTGGCCGACTTTGTTGGATACTCTTTAATAATTAGGCGGCCCTTTATTTCTTGCACAGTGTCATAGATGACTTCTTTGAAGGAATACAAATCCTTCAGCGGAACGCCCGTTATGCAACTGTCATATCGGGAGCCAATCACTGTGTCGCCAAGCTCAAGCGTATAGTGAACCACCGTTTTTCCAGCGGCCACCGCTTGAGCGCCAAGATGGGTGAGAACCATTGATTTGCCAGCGCCTGTGGGAGCGATGACAACTCCAAGCTCTCCTTTTCCAAGGCCACCTTTGCAGATTTCATCAATTTCGTCCCAGCCCGTGCTGACTGGGTTTCTTGATTTTATTTCGAATCTCTTTTCAAAATCGGCAAGATAATCATAGCCATAATCTACGCTGATTCCAAGCTTCAGGGCCTCATTGATCTCTTTTGCGATCTCGTCATATGAAGACGACTTGAGCAGTTTGACCGACCTCATCATGGCGGTCTTTAACACCTGCTTTTTGCAGAAGTCAATGGCAGTGTCCTTGATATAATCTTCGCCATCGACATCTGTATTGTAAATACGAGCAAAATAATCCCGTATCTGTTTCTTCGTGGCATCGTTCTCCTCTTCAAGACCCGAACGAAGAATAGTTGTCATGATCTTATATGTCGGATGAACGCCATACTTTTCTCGATAGTCTGAAATCTTCTTCACAAAGACCTGCAGATAAGAAAGCTCAAGGAACTTAATGTCGAGGATTTCAAATATTTGATCTGCAAATGGCCTGTCGGTCAAAATCATTTGACACAGGCTCTCTTGAAAACTTCGTCCATAATGGCCAAAGTCAACTCGTTCCGACATTAGTTCTCCGCTCAGATATTGTGTTTACTAATATAGCTTATTTTGACAACTTTGTCAAGGCTTGATTGATAGTTTTTTTCAAGCCGGGAACCGTGTCATAATCGTCCAATTCATCAAGCCCAACCCAAGCATAATCTGTATTTTCGTTCGTGTCAAGAACTATTTCGCCTTTAAATTTTCTGGTGACGTAAAAGGTCGCTCTCTCTTGTTTTTTGAGCTTCTGCAGGCCCCAAACAACAAGTGCGGTTTCTTCATAGACTTCACGAATCGCTCCGTCTTCTGGATATTCATCTTCATGCAGATGGCCACCGGGCAGGGCCCATTTGGCTGGCATCCACTGTTCTGTGTCTTCTGGGTTTCTGAATAAAAGCAGAGCCTGATCTTTATCGTTGAACAAGACAACGACTGCCACTAATTCTGTATCTTTGCTGTTTTCATTCATATATCTCTTCCAAGCGTCCATAAACATCAATCACCACCATAAACGGCGTATAAGTCATCCAACTCTTGTTGCTGTTCTGCAGTTCGAATAACGGTTGCCACGATGTGAATCCTGTCTTCATCGCCACCATTTGTGGCTGTGTGATATTTTTTTGTGTTCACCAGATAAGTGGAGCCGTCTGCGACCATGTGTGTCGCAAAGTCGTCAACAATCATCAGAGCGCCGGGGTTGGTCAAAATTGGAACATGAACTCTTTTCTCTGGGTCTCGGTGGAAACTAAGAGAAGTTCGGCTGCCCAACTTTAATATTCTAACACGACCAAGCTTATAATGTTTAGATAATTCGTCATAAACTTCACGAAAATATGTGTCCTCAAGAAGCTCTTCAAAAACTGTGTACTCTTCTTCGTCAACCTCGTCTTCGACTTGAACCTCTTTGTAATTCGCTTTCTTTGTCCAGAAAATGCCACGAGGATCGGGCTGGCCATCGGCGCGTCTTGTTACACTGATGCACTTAACCTTGCCCTTAGAGAAGCCAACCCTTTCCTCTGCGATCTCCAGCGCCTCTTTGAGCTTGTCTGGATCAAAGGAGGGAATTGCTTTGCGAATGTCTTCGTTTTGTTTAAACACGGCCTTATTGTCCCTGAGCTTGTCCCGACATATAATTAACGATGCATGTCATGTCGAGTTCACTCCCCATGCTTCCGCAAATTGTCGTGCCAATCCATTTTAATAATTTCTCAGTTTTAGTAAACTTTATGATCTGCTTTACGCCGGGTAGCTCAAGAGGATTCTCAACTGCTGCTAACTTCAGAGCCGTGGCTGGATCCAAAAACTCAACAGCTTCTTCATACACTCTAAGTTGCTCCGGTGTCATATCCGCTTTTTTAAGCCCCGCGAGAGAGACTCCTTGGTGCGAGGCATAATCATCAATCTTTTTGCGCCACGCTTCAGCGGCCTCCCGCTTCCGGCGACGGCGGCTTCTGCGGCGAGATGCGGCGGTTCCGGGGCGGGCCTCCTCAATGGGCTCTGCTGCGC